GTTCAAGGTTTATATGGTGGTTCTGAAACAATATTATTTCGCGGTATGTCTAAAGTGTTTAATATGTGGTCCCAGATCGCAAGAACTGTGATATTGGCCTATATTAAAAAGGAGGGCCGTGATAGAAAAAATTCTGGGTCATATGTTTCTCATTTAGAGAACAAATCTAAACCGATTAGCGATGTAATAGATCGTTTTTTAAATGAGGCTCGGCAACTTTGCAAATATAACGATGACCACATTTTAGTTTTAGAATCATTAGAATGGTTAATTCACAATGATTCTAGACCGCACGATGGCATAATTGGTAAATTGGTGGAAAGATCGGGTTTATCTAGATCTATTGTCACTGGGTTTATTCGTCTTATTAAATTGAGGAGTTTTGAATTTACAGATTCTCCATTGAATAAGACAGTTGATCCTATTAGGAATGAACAAAAACGAAGATCGAATATAGAATTCGAAGAAGACTAAAATGGATTATGATTTTAAATGGGAACATACGCCTGGAGAGTGGACAATAATAGAACATATTGATGGCGAATTAGTGCCGCATCATTATTATCCAGAAATGGTAAAGAAACCTATAAAAATGCATGAATCAATTTTAAAAAAGATTAAAGCAGGAAATATAACTGTTGCTGAATTTAATGAATTTATCAATGAATCTTTGTCTGTGGTTAATAGAGTTAGAGAACGCACCAGAATTGACCCCACTGCTTCGCATATTGATAATAAATCTGGGCGTCAACCATTGGATCCTGAGCCAGAAGTTCCAACGCCTAAAAGACGGCCATCTAATAGATCTAAATCTAAAGGTCGTGGTAGGCAAGCCAGACGCAGGAGTGCTCGTACTGAAAGGCAAAAAGTTACAGAGCAAGCTACGGAGCAGGTCGGTAGATATGATGAAGCAGTGCAGTTCGTAAATGACAATATTAATAAATCGATAGAGGAATGCGATTTAGGCAATGTAAATGATAAAAAATCTTTACATGATTTATTAACCCGCATGTTGAGTGATAATAGCTGGTGCGGAAATAGCATTAACACGGATTGGGTATATGATATTCGTGGTTTAATAGAGGCATAACCATGGACAATGAACATCAAGATATTGACGATCAAAGCATCGATCCTGAATTAACGGATCTTCTTGGTCAATTAGATGAAGCTGATGCTTCTAAAGAAACAATTGAATCTGAGTCAATTGTTGAATCTTCTGATTCAGAGGCCCATATTTTAAAACCTAAAAACAAACAAATAGCATTGCCGGAACCGCAAAATACACCAGATGAATTGGCTCCTGCTGAGCACGATGTAAATATTGTTCAATATTTTGAACGCTATGACACAATGGCCGAAGAAATATTTGCTGCTTGTCGTAATGATAGACAAGAAGCTCAAGAAGTTATAGCTTTGTGTAGAGAGCAAATTGGGGAAGCTATAGATAACGACCGGTCACCCGCCAGAATGTATGTTGATTCATTAGTTAAAGCTGTGGAAGTTAAAGCTAATGTTAATGATACGGCTGTGAAGATGATTGATGCGGGTGCTAAATTGCTATCAGCTGCTAAAAACCAAATTAATATTCAGCAAAATAATGTAAGCATTGGCGATGACTTAGATGATATTCTAAATAGGCCAATGAACGATGAATATTAATAATAAACAGGCGCAAGTTATAAAAAGGTGCCAGCGGTCAGTAGTTTGGTTTTTAAGTAATTTTGGCAAAGTTAAACATCCAACTGCCGGTATTATTGATTTTCGTCCATTTAAATATCAAAAGACTGCTATAAAACACTTTAGAACGCATAGATTTAATATTTTTAGAAAATGTCGGCAATCCGGTGCGTCTAAAATTGCTGGAGCATTTGCAACATGGTTTGCAATGTTTCAATCTAATAAGACAATTCTCATCGTATCCAGAACTGATTTAGACGCGATGAATTTTCTAAGAAATAATGTAATTTTTATGTATGAGAATTTGCCAGAGTGGATGAAAATACTTTGGCGGCCAATTAAACAAAATGACCATGAAATAGTATTTCCCAATGGCTCTAGCATAAGATCGCTTACATCGCATCCAGACGTGCTTCGGTCTAATGCTTCATCATTAAATATCATTGACGAATCCGCGTTTATTCAAAATATGGATGTGTTGTGGGCTGGCGGTTGGTCAACGCTGCAACATGGTGGCAATGTTATCGTTATTTCCACGACTAATGGTATTGGCAATTGGTATTGGAGCACTTATACTGATGCGGAAGCCGGTGTAAACAATTTCAATTCTCTTGTCATCAATTGGTGGGACATGGATTGGTCAATTGAATACACAGATCCATTATCTAACCAGAATATAAGGATCGCGCCGACCGATGACATACGTAAATGTGAATCTAAAGCTGATATAGAAAAATATGGGCCGTGGTGGTCGCCGTGGCTAGAAGAACAATATAAAGCATTGCAGGATAAAGGTGAGGCTTGGAAATTTGAGCAAGAAATTTTGGCATCATTTGTTGGATCGGGCAATACTGTGTTGCCTAAGGGAGCATTGACACATGTAACCACAACAACCGACGATGAATTTGAAAGAATAGCTGGTTCGCAAACTTATGTGCATCCTGTTAGCGGTGATGCAGAAGATCTTAATTTTACATTTAATGAGCCTGGGGAAGGATTGTGGGTTTGGAAGAAGCCCGTTATTGCGATTCCTGAAAAAAGAATCAACGATGAAATAATAGAACCATCATCGGCATCTCATTCTTATGTTATGGGTGTTGACACTGCTACTGGCAAAGGTAAAGATTACCACGCTATTCAGGTGTTAGACATTGACACTATGGAACAAGTTGCTGAATTTATGGCTAGATGTTTACCTCGTGATTTGGTGAAATATATTGATAGAATTGGGCGTTGGTACAATTGTGCTTTGTGTGTGATTGAGCGTAATAACGGCGGCGATATCCTTATCGACGAATTACGTTATAACGTGATGTATCCTAGAATATGGCGTAAAAAGAGTATTAATGATAAACCACGTCAGTCAACTCATCAACGTGCATTACAAGTTGCAAATTATGGGTTTTATACTAGTCAGTCTAGCAAAGCCACATTAAACAAATTGTTGTTAGATAATATTAGGGATGATGGTGAAGGATATGATATTAAAAGCCGTCGATTGTTAAAGCAATTGCAAACTTATGTCCGCAAAAAAGACAGAATGGGCCGTGATACTGGTAGAACTGAAGCCGAAGAAGGCACTGGTAACCACGATGACTTGGTGATGTCCTTAGCGCTTGCATTTGTAGGTACTAGGGACGCATTTTCAGTTGATGCTAGTAGTTTAGTGCCGCACGCTACTAGTAATGATGGCGATTTTGCTGTTCAACCTGTCGCGATTGAACAGCAAAAAGAATTCGTTGATAAGGGTGGGCCATCGTTATTAATGCCAATGCTAGCTGAAACCGATGATTTGCCAGACGTAAGTGCTCAAAAAGAATTGGAGAAATATATGATGCAATTAGGCGGAATACCAATAAGTGATGGAAATCCTATTGTCAATCCTAGAAAATATTTTGATAAAGGATAATAAACAATACGTCTTTGGTAAATATACTATTAAAAGTCTATAATATGGCAGGATCCTATGCCCAGCAACTGGTTGTTATTTGACAGACTGCGCGCGTTTACGCGCCAGCATAAAATATATCAAGCAGATAGAATATTCCAAGACCAAACGTCTTTGGATAGGCTAACCGCTGGCGCAGAATTTCTAGATTTTAATCAACAAGCAGCGATTCTTGACCAAACTAACCTACAAATTAATAGGTTAGAACGCTATAAAGATTATGAACAAATGGATCAAACGGGTGAGATATCACTTGCTTTAGATCTTTATGCCGATGAAACTTCATTGGTTGATCCTGAACGAAAACACACATTGGTGATTCGAGCGGGAAGTTCAAGAATTAAAAAAGAATTAGAAGATTTATTTTTTAACATATTACAATGGGACAATTACTGCCGCCCGGCTATACGATATTTATGTAAATACGGCGATTTTCCGGCTGAAATAATACCAGATAAAAATAGAAACGGCATTAGCTCTATAAAATTCATAAATGTTTATAATTTTACGCGTGTAGAAACACGATATGGTGATTTAGTTGGTTTCTTTTATCAAGATGAATTTACACAAGAACCAACTTTCATGCACCCGTGGCAGTTATGCACTTGCGATTGACCAGCTTTGAAAATATCTACCACCCATATGGCCGTAGTATCATGGACGGTGGCCGAAAAGCATTTAAGCAATTGCGATTAATGGAAGACGCCGCGTTAATTTATAGAATAACGCGTGCTCCGGAAAAGCGAAAATTTATTATACCAGTTGGCATGGTTCCGCCAAAAGAAGTGCCTGAATATATGCAAATGATTGCGAGGCAGTTTAAACGGCAGCGGTTTTATAATCCAGCAACTGGAACATTTGATGAACGATATTCCCCGTTAATTCAAGAAGATGATTTCTTCTTACCACGTAGACCAGACGGCACTGGCCCAGATATTGATGTTCTTCCGGGTGCTGAAAATTTAGATCAAATTGCGGACATTGAATATTTTAAAAAGAAAATGATCGCTCCGATGAAAATCCCGTTTTCTAGGGTTGGCATTGGAGACGGCGCTGGTGAAGCCAATGAGAAATCATT